TTTCTTGCACCTTTGAATAGGTTTCTTTTTTCACCTAATGTAAATGGTGTACAGTATATTATTAAAGGTTTGCCTTCCTCGCCCCACTCAGCAACCTCAATCTTTTTTATTCCTAAAGATTCAAATTGTGCTTTAACTCTATCTATTATCGTAGTCATATCTTCCTTTTCTAATTAATAATTAATTACGCAGTTCCAAATGTTAAAGTACCAGTTCCAGTAAATGTTACTTCAGCTTCTACCATTCCATCAAAAGATGCTGATATGTTGCTACCAGTTATGATTGCTTGACCATAGTAATATTTGTCGCCTGAACTTGCACCTTCTGGGTACACTTTCAAAGCTATTTCTGTTCCTAGAACTAAAAGTAATTGTCCTGCATCAGCTTCATCAAAAAATAATGATGCTGAACCTGACCAACCTTTTAAAGCAGATTTATATGTTCTGTTTGTATCACCCATTGAAGTATCTTCAATAGTGTCAGCAGTTTGCTCTAAAGAGTAGCTTCTAAGTTCACCTACTGTTGTTGATGAAACTTTAATAGTTCCTTCTGAGCCAGTATGAGTTGCCATGTTGTTCTCCTTGTTTGTTTATATTAAGGTGTGCCAGAAGTGTATTGATACATAACTCGCACCACCATTCTGATACCACCTATTGGGAATAAAACTCCTTCATCAGTAGATACTTCTACTACCTGAGTTTGTTTTGCATACCCACCACGTGTTCTATCAGAATTTAGTCTTGTTTCAATCGTTGTAATTAATTCGTTTCTTTTTGTATCAATATTTGTTGGAGTTCCTTTAACATAACCAACGATTACATAATCTGCTGTTGCTTGTCTTGTAATTGTACTTGATGTCATTGTTTCATCTGATCTAACTTCATTTCCTGATTGCACGAAACAAGCTGGATATTGTTGTTCAGATAATTCATCAACATTAAAAGGTTCTCTCGTAACTTTTTTTAAAGTTATAGGAGATGTTCCAGTTGAAATTGTTGTTACTATATTAGATGCTATATCTTCTCGTTTGCTCATTTTATTGTACTTAGTTTGTTATATTCTTTCATAAATACATTCATTACTGGTTGTATTTCTCTTGCACCTATTGCAAAGAATTTTCTTTTCTTCTGATTGCCTAATGCTTTAGTATTTTGGAATTTATTAGCAAAGTAAATTATTGCATAACTTGGATTTGATCTTTGTGTAATGTTAGATAACATTTGACCTGAAAAGTTTAGATCAGGATATTGTGTTTGTCGTCCAGCATTTTTTCTAAATGTTTTATAAGCTTCTGTGTATGGTGGGAATGAAGTTCCATCTGCACTCATACCTTTTTGAGTTCTTTGTTTGATAATACCCATTAGGAACTCAGCAGTTCTTCCTAATGCAGTCTTAACTATTTGTGGTTGTTCTCTTACTTGTTTTTCAAAGTTCTTAGCAACTTGTAATGAATTGTCCTCAACAGTAATCTTCATCTAATTAGTTTAAGTCTATGATAAGGTGCTTTTTCTGCATCAGCAATTGTATTAGAATCATCAGCATCATATTCTACACCATCTCTTAAAATAGATTCCATTTCATCAGCATACATTTGTTGATAATGTTTCATCATAACTTGGAATCTGTCAGGGTTATCGTTTGAATTGAATTTAGTTAATTGTGGACAGCAATAAAAACCTATTACTCTAAATACACTTGCTCTTTTAAATTGTGCATCAGTTAATAATGTTGCGTCCATTTCAGTTGTGTTTAGGATTGCTATATCTCTATAAGTTTCTTTTGAGTAAACTGGAAACCATCTTATTCTTAAATCTCGTTCTATATCTGCTCGTGCTTGTGCGTGGTAATCATTTGGAGAAGTAAAGTTAGCTATTCCAAAAGTTAAAATATCTGGTTGGTAAAATGTTAAATCTGTATCAGTAGAAAAATTTGCCATAGTAATATTTAGTTGGTGGGGCTTTTACACCCCACCGAAGTTTAATTAAAGAGCAGTATCAGTTTTTACAGTTACTCCATAAGTGTCTTTTAATACACCTACTCCATAAGTAATGCTAGATACGATCTCAGTTGCTCTTAGAGAAGCATCTCTTTGAGTCTCAACTTTGAAATCTTCTTTTAATGCTAAACCTAATGATTGTGGGTGAAATACTCCACCGAATGAATCATCATAAGCATCAATTGAAATGTTTGCGTTTTCAAAAATATCAATACCAGCAATTCTACCGATATATCCATTTCTTAAAGCTTCATTTCCAATATCAGAAATAGCATAACCTGAACTTGATGTTGTGTAAGCAGGTTGTGTTAAAGTTTTCTTTAAATTGAAAGTTGCTTTAGGGTGAAACACTGCGTAGTAAGGTGCAGGTACATTTGCACTTCTTAAAATCGCTTGTGCTTTGAAAAGCAAGTCAGCAGTTAGTTCAGTTCCAGCACCACCTTGATCGTTTGCAGATGCAAAGTCGTCTAGTAAACCAGCTAAATCTGTATCTACTTTTTTAGCGATTGCTTCACCGAATAATTTTCCAATGTCAGCACCAACATTACGACTAGCTGAATCTCTAGCTAAGTCAGTTAAAGTTGTCATAACACCAATTTCAGAAGCTGTGATAGTTGCTGAAGTTGGGTTTACTGCTGTATTAGATAAATCAGAAGCTTCGTTTACTGCTGAAGCACTGATTGTTGGGTACACAGGAACTTCAATAGTTTTACCAGAACCACTAATTGGGTAAGTAGTTACAAGTGGTCTCATAACTGAAGTTTCTTGGAATGTGAATATAGCTTCTTGAGTTATATTCGTAAAAAGTTCACTTAGTGTTGAACTTGTTGTTTCGTTTGCCATAGTTTTTTATAGTTTGTTGTTGTTGTTAGTTATTTTCATTTTAAATATACCTTGTTCTCGTTGTTTCCTCATGTCAGCATAAACTTTTCTGTCATTAGGATTACTTAAATCAAGATCACCAATATTTACTGTCTTTGGCGAAGAACCACCAATCTGTCCCTTGCTACCTGCACCTGATGGTGTAGATAAAACATGGTGTGGATTGTTCTTTAAGTATTCGCTTACCAATTCATTTACTGTCATTGGTTCGCCTTTATCTGAGTATCTAGGAGTCCCATCTTCGTTGATAACTTCAACAGAACCTTGTTCATTTAGTCTAACATTATTTCTAAGTAGTTGTTTCACTTCTGCTGGTTTAACAGCTTTCATGCCACTAGCTACATTTACTAATGTTTCGTCTATACGAATCCTTTTTAATTCAGATTCCAACGATTGAATTTTTGAATCCTTTTTTGATACTGTCTCCTTCAGAACTTTATCAAACTCGCCACGTTGTTTGGCGATTTCTAGTTCTTTAAGTTTCTTTTCTTCAAGTAACTTTTTGGCTTCTTCAATATCTATGCCATCAAGTTTATTAGAAACAGATTTTTTATATCTCTCTAATCTTCTTTGAACTATTTGTTCTAACTGCTCAGCAGTAAAAACTTTGTTCTCAGTTGAAGTTGTTTCAGAAACTTCGTTTACTCCAGCATTGTCTTGAGATGCTGTATTCTCAACCGACTCTTTTACTTTGTCGTTCATTGTTTGTTCTCCTTCTATATTGTTATAATTGTCAATTATCAAGGAAATTGTAAAAATGCAACAAAGTTGTTGCTAAAATGTTCTATTCTACTGTGTATTCAAATGTACCATCATCTTTTACAGTTCCCCACTCAGGGTCTACTGGTTGCCAATGATGTCTGCAATTATAACCACCTCTATCAATAAATGGGTCGCTACCTGATTTACCTTGCCAATCATTTTGCCATAATTGTCTAGCTTCTTCTTCTGTAAATATTTTGTTTGCGTGTTCTACACAGAAATCTCTACTATCTCTAATTATAGAACCAAAATAAACATAGCTAGTTAAACCTAATTCATCTGCTCTAAACTTTGCAAATTGACCATCAAATCCCATCAAAGCATCTTGTACTATTTGAGATGAATATACTGCTAGATTTGCACCTGTAACTGTAGAACCATAAGATTGTTTAAGTTCATCTACTGCTGTTTTAAAATCTTCTGTATTTGTTTTACCAGCGATTCTTTGTGCTTGAA